CCCCAGAATCCTGATGAGGTCAAAAAACAGATTGAACAGATTACGGGAGTTGATCCAAAACAAGCATCAAAACTTGTTGATGAGGTTTTTAATCGGGATGATATTTCTATAAAGTCGGCATCAAACGACCCAGATCATTTAATACAAGCCTTAACCGAATGGATGAAACAGAATCATCCAATGAAGGTAAACTCTATAACTAGAATAATTGAGGAAAAAGGAAACGAAGTAAGGCGGGAGCGCATAAACTCGATTTACCTACGTGCCAGGATGTTCTTTAATACTAAGGATATTACTAAGGACTTAGTTGAATCCTATATTTTTAGTGACTTTATTGCTGAATATAACCCGATTACGGAGTATATTAACAAAAACCTACACCGTAAATCAGTAGGTAATATCACAGATTTAGCAAAGTGTATTCGGTCAAATACCGAAATGAAGGAAATATTTGTCCGGAAATGGCTTATTTCTTTGATAGCTGCCTATAAAGGATCTCCAGTCAGATCGGTTTTATCATTGGTTGGTGGTCAAAATTCGGGTAAAACCGAATGGTTTAGGCGTTTGCTTCCCGATGAACTTAAGAAATATTATGCTGAATCAAAGCTGGATGCTGGGAAGGATGATGATATTTTGATGTGTCAAAAGCTGATTGTAATGGATGATGAGATGGGAGGTAAATCAAAACAGGATGAAAAGCGTTTCAAGGAACTTACTTCTAAATCTATATTCAGTTTACGCGCTCCTTACGCCAGGTCAAACGAGGATTTTAAACGTCTGGCAGTTCTTTGCGGAACTTCTAACGATCCTGAAATTATAAACGACCCTACCGGGAATACTCGAATCCTACCGATTGAAGTATTAAGCATAGATCATGAATTATACAATTCAATAGATAAAGATGAGTTATTTATGGAGGTTTACAGAGCCTTTGTAAATGGCGAGGAATGGCAGTTATCAAAGGATGAATTAGCATTATTGGATGGTGTTGGGAAGGAGTTCCAGAGCATAGCTTTTGAACGCGAATTGATACTGAAATTCTTTAAATCTGCCGATCTTGGAGGATATTCTGAATGGATGACCGCGACTGAAATTAAAGATTTTATTGAAGCAAATACCAAACAAAAAATACATTCGATGCGAAAATTCGGCATGGAATTGACTAAAGTTTTCGGAAAATCTAAGTCAAAATCGGTAAATGGGGTAATTCTTAATAGGTACGAGGTTATCCGGTTAAACTCGCAAAGTGTTGAAAATCAGGATGTTTACTTCTAATCTTAATAGGTTAATAGGTTAATAGGTAAAAAGTGAATTAGTTTCTTTCTACAACATGGCAACAAAAAAAAACATCATACATTTATACAGAAACATTAATTATATATATTTATCCTATTAACCTATTAAGAATATATAAATATGGTATTTAAGCTATCAACAAGGCAGAAAAATCTTAATAGGATAGAAAAATTTATCCTATTAACTATCCTATTAACCTATTAAGATGCAGACAGACGAAAACCTACAAAAATGCTGGTTAATTTTAGATCAATTGAAACCAGCGGAAATTATGGAACTGAAGCGAATACCAGAGGAACGTAGAACGGTATTTATCTCCTGCGCCAAACAGTACTCCGACACTTACCACAACATAACATTCAATAATGATTTAACTAAGATTAGGAAAGATGAAAGAATTTGTATATTTGTTAAATAACTGCGAAAAAACTGCGATATGCCTAATCCAGAGAATTTAAAAAACTTTGCTCAGGGAGTTGATGAAAGGCGCAACCTTGATGGTAGACCTATTGGCGCTAAAAACCGCTCCACAATAGCCAGAAAGATACTTGAAATGCGTTCAATCTTGCCAAAGGATAGAATGGAAGCATTAAAGGTTAAGTTTCCAGAGATTGCCGATTCTATGACAGTTGAGGAAATTATGACTATTGTAATGGCTGAGGGTGCAATATCCGGAGATGACAAATCATATAAGGCGGTTATGGATTCCGCATATGGCGCACCTAAACAGGACATCGATACAACCGTAACAGGGCATATTGCTATCCATGTGGACAATCAAGATGCAAAACTTGGGGAATGAGTTTCCAAAAGACCACAATCCAGCAACGTGCTATAAACCTATTTACTTCGGGTGCTACTAAATTTTTGCTTTACGGCGGTTCGAGGTCTGGTAAGTCTTTTATAATTATCTTTGCTATGATTGTGATAGCTTGTAAGTTTCCAGGCAGTCGGCATTTAATTTGTCGTTTCAGGTTTAACCATGTAAAGAACTCAATTTGGCTCGATACACTTAAGAAAGTACTAAAAACATGCTTTCCCTTAATTAAGCCACATTGGAACAATCAGGACTTTTTTATTACGTTGCCAAACGGATCTGAGATATGGATTGGTGGACTGGATGATAAAGATAGATCGGAGAAGATTTTAGGTATGGAATTCCTGACCATATTTGTAAATGAAGCCAGTCAAATCAGTTATGAATCCTACACAACATTACTAACCCGTTTGGCTCAAAAGGTAGAGGGCGCGCGTAACTTTCTGTTCATTGATGAAAACCCTCCAAGTAAGAAGCATTGGACTTATAAGGTTTTTGTTGAGAATGTAGAACCAGAAAACAATGTTAGCTTATCGCACGTAGATCAATACGGCGCGTTAAAGATGAACCCTGCCGACAATCTGGAAAATATATCAGAGGAATACATACAGTTATTGAACTCACTACCTGAGCGCAAAAAGAAGCGTTTCCTACGGGGAGAGTTTGGTGATGATAACGAGGGCGCTTTATGGACTGATGAGATAATTGCTTTAGGCAGGGTTTACGATACGCCCCCAATGAAAAGGATTGTAATTGCTTTAGACCCTGCAGTCACGTCAAAAGATACTTCAGATGAGTTTGGTATCATTGTAGCCGGTGAAGGCATTAACGGGCATTTATACGTTTTGGAAGATGCAACTGATAGTTATACCCCATCTGAATGGCCAAACAAGGTTAAAGAGTTATTTGCCAAACATAAAGCAGACCGGGTAATTGCCGAAGTAAACAACGGAGGCGATTTAGTTGAAACAGTATTACGAATGGCTTGCCCGAATATTCCTTATTCAAGTGTTCACGCAACCCGCGATAAGTTAACTCGTGCCGAACCAGTCGCAGCCTTATACGAACTTGGAAAGGCTCATCACGTAGGGGAGTTTGCAGAGTTAGAACTTGAAATGACAAGCTGGGAAGCTAAGAAAGGCGAAAAGTCCCCTAACCGGATAGATGCTTTAGTATGGGCAGCGTTTGAACTCAATTTAACTGAATCATTTATTTTTTCAATTAAATAATTATATTTGTGAATATGAAAGATAATGCTATAGAAATTTTATTTATCTTGGTCGCGGTTTATGCGCTTATGGCATTTATTATCGGTTCGTTTAATTGCTTTGATTGGGGTGTTGTCGGGCGTTCTGCTTATATCCTGATTTCAATAGCTATCTTTGTCATTAACAAAAAGTACGCCCATGTTTGAAGGATTAAAACAGCTAATGCAGAGCAAGGCTGAACCCGAAGAAAAGAACCTACTCAATGAGATGGTTTTTCAATACCTAAACAATCAAGACATTGTTTGGTATAATAACCAACAAAGCCAAATATTTATTAATCAGGGGTATCGACAAAACGCAACTGTCTATTCAATAGTCCGAAAGCTGGGGGATAAAAAGAAAATAGCACCTCCGCTGGTTTATACCGAAAAGAACCGAAACGCTAAATACAAGTACAAAGAATACAAATACTCAGGCGATCCACAAAAGCACAGTCAATCAATCATGATGCGATCAAAGGCTTTAGAGTTTGCTGAAGGATCTGATTTATCACGTTTACTACAAAACCCTAATCCTAATCAAACATGGACTGAATTTGCAGAAGATTGTGCCGGGTTTTACGATACTTGCGGTGAGGTTTTCATTTACGGAGTTGGACCAGGCGAGGATTCAAAGAACTACGGCAAATATACCCAGCTTTACGCTATGCCTTCGCACTTAGTTACATTGGTGACCGGGGATATTGAAAACCCGGTAAAAGGGTATAAGATACTTTTAGGTAACCAAACAATTGAGATTCCATTTAAGGATGTATGTCATATGAAGATGTGGA